CCAACTGATGAAGGCCAATCAAAATGCAAAACTTTTACAGCAAAAGCACAATGCTGACATTGACTCTGGTGCTCTCAAGCTGCGGATTCCTGTCAAAACCCCCCTCTGCCCCTTATCAACCTCCACAGATGCCACCGCTACCAGCGGAGCTAACCTCGGAGACTCTACAGCCGAACTTGACGGAGAGACTGCTAAAGCTCTTATCGCCCTCACCGCAGAAGGAGATGCCGCCATCCGCAAATTCAACACCTGCGTCAACCTCTACAACGAAGCCCTCGAAACCTTAAAAACTGGCAAATGACAATCTATTCTTCAACAACAAATAACATCACTGTTTATTCGGGGTTGTCTACTGATGTAAAGCCTACATCAAATGTCATGCCCGGCTCGATGTTTATTGAAACAGATACATTACAGCAGTTTACTTATTCAAAAACCGCAGGATGGGTTGCGTATTACACAAAAACAGGTTTGTTGGATGGGTCAGGATCGCCAATTGGGTCGTCAGGTGGTGCGTTATATACAGCGGCATTTATTTGGCAACCATCATCTTTGTCTTACATCCATGCAAGTGCAGATGCTTCGGGTAATTTAAACGTCACAGGTGGAGGAGGAGGAAGTATGGTTTATCCCGGCGCAGGTATTGCCAATTCAACAGGAACAGCTTGGGGTACTTCATATACAACAACAGGCAGCGGCACTGTAGTTGCGTTGGCAACTTCACCAACATTTGTCACTCCATTACTCGGTACACCTACAAGTGGTAATTTGGCAAATTGCACAGGATATACCTATGCAAATTTAGCAGGAACAGTTCCTACTTGGAATCAAAATACCACTGGCACAGCGGCTGGATTATCTGCCACGCTTGCAATAACAAGTGGTGGCACAGGCCAAACAACTGCTTCTGCCGCATTTAATGCTTTGTCACCTATTACAACCACTGGGGATTTAATCCTTGGTAACGGTACAAACAGCGCTACAAGGCTCGCTATTGGTGCAAGCACATATGTGCTGACCTCTAATGGAACAACAGCGTCTTGGGCGGCTCCAAGCGGTGGCGGTTCGGGAACAGTTACGAGTGTGGCGGCTCTTACTTTGGGAACAACTGGGACTGATTTAAGTTCTAGTGTTGCCAACAGCACAACAACTCCAGTAATTACTTTAAATGTTCCAACCGCATCTGCTACAAATCGTGGTGCTTTAAGTTCAACTGATTGGACAACTTTTAATAATAAAGGAACAGTTACAAGTGTGGCAGCTACTGTTCCTTCATTTTTAACTGTTACTGGTTCACCAATCACATCTTCTGGCACATTGGCTATTAGCCTTGCGTCAACGCCTGCAAATGGTCAACTGCTTATTGGTAATGGAACTGGATTATCATACGCAACACTGACAGCGGGAACTGGCATCACCATTACAAACGGTTCAGGATCAATTCAAATTGATTCAACTGGAGGTGGTGGAGGTACATCTTTTGGTTCGGTTATAACAACAGCCCAAGGCTGGAACATGGTTTAAGGAGTTTTCATGGCAGCAAATTCAACACCAATTTTTTCAAAAATAGGCGCTATCGGGGGCATTGGTAGTACCACTATTATTACAGCCACTGGTGACTACACCGGTATTGGTGGCAACAACATTTTGATTTTTACATCAGATGCGACCAATGGTGGTTTTGTGCAACGTATTAGGTTTAAAGCAATTGGTACTAACATTGCCACAGTAATGCGTATATACATTAACAACGGCTCAACCAATGGTACTGCAACCAATAACGTGTTTTATGGTGAGCTTTCTTTGCCGGCAACTACAGCCTCAAACACGGCGGGTACAGTTGATATTGACTATCCTTTGAACTTTGCATTACCCGCTGGCTATAAACTTTATGCTGGTGTGGCAACTACCGTAGCTTCTGGATGGGTAGCTTCAGTAATTGCTGGCGCTTATTAAAAAATGTTAGATTTTAATAATCTTCCGACAAATCAGAAGATTGATAAACAAACGTTTTACGCCAATTCTACTAGCAACGGCGCAAACTGGGCAACATGGGCAAAACCTAGAGGTGTCAATTTTATTTCCATCATAGCTATTGCTGGCGGTGGCGGTGGCGGTGGTGGAAGAGTTGGCGCAACGGGGGTTAGTGGGGGAGGAGGCGGCGGAGGCAGTTCTGCTTATGTTGTTGCTTTATACCCCGCTTGGATGCTACCTGATGTTTTATATGTCTCAGTTGGCATAGGTGGTGACGGCGGTGGCACTGGCGCGGCTGGAATTGCTGGAGTAAATACATATATTAGTATATATCCAAGTAGCTCGTATCCAAATAATTTAATTCATTCTATTTCAAGCGGAAGCGGGGGGCGTCTTCAACCGGCGGCGGCGTTGGGGGTGCTGCTGGCGCTGCTGTAGCTGTATCTGGAAATTCATGTTTAGCATCTATAGGTAGTTTTTATTCGGGCGCGGCAGGTTCTCAAAGTTCCGCTGGGCAAGTTGGCGGAAACGGTAACGCTAGTGGAAGCTCAACAGTGACTTCAAAAGTAGAAACTAATTCACTTACTTTAGGCGGGCAAGGGGGTGGTGGTTATGCTAATTCAGCAAATTCTAATGGCGCTGATGGGGGTCAATTAGTTGGCAGCGGCTCTGGAAGTTTGCCGCCATCAATTCCCGGCGGTTCTGGTGGAACATCTGCTGGAACGGCGGGTGGAAATGGTTCTAATGGGATTCAAATGTTTCCAAATTTACCATTTGGCACGGGCGGTGGTGGTGGTGGCGGCGCAGGTCAAGCGGCTACAGGTAACACCAGTTTAACTGGTGGTGTAGGCGGTGCTGGTTACTACGGCTGCGGGGGTGGAGGCGGAGGCGGTGGATTTACTGGCTCTACTGGTAGTCAAGGCGGTAAAGGTGGTGATGGTATTGTAGTTATTACTTCATGGTGAAATATGCTTGACTTTAATAATTTACCCACTAATCAGAAAGTCGATAGGCAAGTTTTTTATGCCAATACACCATCTTCTGTATCGCAAAATTGGGTTGCGTGGTTAAAACCGCGTGGCGTTAATTTTATAAAAATTCTTTGCCTTGCTGGTGGCGGGGGGGGAGGCGGCGGATTTGCAAATCCTGCTTTGGTTGGTGCTGGCGGCGGCGCTGGAGGTAATTCTTCTTCACAATCTATTATTATTTTTCCTGCTTGGTTATTGCCTGATTTGCTTTATGTATCAGTTGGTGTTGGAGGCGCAGGAGGATTAACTTCTACTACAGGTTCTAGTGGAGTAAATTCTTATGTTGCTATTTATGAAAACACTACTGCAAATAATTTACTCACTTATGCAACTGCTGGCGCTGGAGGTAATGCTGCATCATTGGGTGGAGGTACTACATCACCTTCTGTTGCTTCAACGGCAGCAAATGCATATATATCAATTATGGGGCAGGCTTTTGCATCTACCGTAGGTAACATAGGACTTGCAGGACAAAGTGGTGCTACTGGTGGCAGTGGTGCTGATGGTACTAATATTACTTTTCCAACTACGGGTTTAATTGTTACTGGAGGAGCGGGGGGTGGGTCTTATTCAGGAGGTGCTGGTTTTTCGGGTTATAACGGTGGCGGAATTACTGGAGTAGGTGCGCCATTTCCTGCGACAACAATCGGCGGCTCTGGTGGTGGTATTACTGTAACAACAGGTGGAGATGGCGGGAATGGTTATCAAATAATACCTAATTTAACATATTTTATAGGTGGTATGGGTGGTGGTGGCGCAGGAATAGCGGCAGGGGGATCAACATTATCTGATATAGGTGGAAAAGGCGGAAAAGGTTTTTACGGCTGCGGGGGTGGTGGAGGAGGTGGTGGTTTTACGGGTACAACAGGTGGTTTAGGTGGTGATGGCGGCGATGGTTTAGTAATAATTACTTCGTGGTGAAATATGCTTGACTTTAACAATTTACCAACTAATCAAAAAGTAAATCAACAGATTTTCAATGCCAATTCAACTTCGACTCAAAGATTCCAGTTTTGGACAAAACCTAGAGGTGCAACTTTTATTCATATATTTGCGCTTGGTGCTGGTGGTGGAGGTGGGGGTGGTTTTGCAGGGGCAATAGGCGCTGCTGGCGGTGGCGGTGGCGGTGGCAGTGGTGCTTTTGCAAGCTCATTTTTTATAGCCGCTGATTTACCTGACAATTTATATGTCCAAGTTGGATATGGTGGCGCAGGGGGAGCTGTTGCTGCTGCTGGTTCAGCGGGAGTAGCTTCTTATGTTTCAATTGCAACTGCTACTACAGCTAATTTTGTAATTTGCTCGGCATTGGGGGGTGGCACGGGAGGAGTGGGCAGCGCCTCTGCTGGCGGCGGTAGCGGAGCAGCAGGCACTAACTCATCAATAACAAGTGCTAGTCTTGCTTCATTGGGATCATTTTTTGCAACAACCGTAGGGGCTACTAGCAATGTGGGCCAAGCTGGCAGTGCTGGTGGCGGTACTGCTGGAAGTAGCGGGTCAAGTGTTATTTTCCCAACAACAGGCGCAATTGCATCTGGAGGGGCTGGCGGCGGGGGATATGGATCAGCAAGTTCTGCGGGCGGAACTGGCGGGCAACAAACTATCACTTCGCCTCCGCCAAATATATCTAACGGCGTTGCTGCTAGTGGCGGTTCTGCTGGAGGAGGGGCGGGACAAGATGGATCAAATGGTTATCAATTAATACCTAAAATGATGTTGTTTAGAGGCGGCTCTGGCGGTGGCGGCGCAGGAGCGGGGGCAACAGGAACATCATCTGATTCAGGCGGTGCAGGCGGTAGAGGCGCTTATGGTTCTGGCGGCGGCGGTGGCGGTGGCGGATTCACTGGCACAACAGGCGGCAGGGGCGGAAATGGTGGTGATGGCTTAATAATAATTACTTCGTGGTAAAAGTGGATAATCTTATCTATTGGCAACTTTTTGGCATTTTTCTAAAGGATAAGCAATGAACACCTTAGAGGGGAAATATGGTGGAACTTAAAACAGTTGAAGATTACAAATTAGCTTATTCTGAGGCAATGAAAGAGTTAAGAAGTGCCAATAAATCTATTGCCGATTTAGCAATGAAAGTTAATTTTTATGAAGAACAGTTTGCCAACAAATCAAGGGTAATTGTTTGCAAAAAATGGCATCAGCCAGAGATCACGGTTGAATACAACTATGCTGGCATACGCATACATACCACCGCAGAAGATTACATCAAATCTGTTGTTAGGCAAGCTGAAATAGATAACAAGCTAAAAGGCTTGAAAAAGTATGTGAATTGGCATTACCCAGATGCTGAACAAATTGAGGCCATGCTTTTGCCTGTCTGCAAGAAAATTGAAGAAGAAATGAAGCTCACAACCATTCACTTTGCACCAACTTAGGAGTTAACCATGAACTTGTCCGAAAACTTTACTTACGAAGAACTGACACACACTGACCACAGAGAGTTTGACAACACGCCCAATGAAGCTGAAATGGCAAATCTGGTGCGTCTTGCCAACTTTCTTGAGCAAGTCAGGGATGTCTTGGGTGGACGTGAAATCCACATCAATTCGGCATTCAGATCAGCAGAGGTCAACAAAGCTGTTGGTTCGTCTGACAAGTCTCAGCACCGTCATGGATGTGCCGCTGACATTCGGGTCAAAGATATGACTCCTGACGAAGTGGTGACTGCCATCATAAATTCTGGTTTGCCCTATGACCAGTGCATCAGAGAGTTTGACCGTTGGACGCACGTTTCTATCCCCAATGTGGAGGATGCAGAACCCCGTCAGATGGCCTTGATTATTGACAAAACAGGAACACGTCAATACGCTTGAATTGCTGTTTAATTGTTAACAATAAACGCAGTTTTCCAAGGCAAGGCATTTCTAAAGGTTTCTTAATCGTGAACATTTCGCAGTTTACAGACATGGAAGTAGATGATGCTCATGCGTTTGAGGACTTCTCTTTATCCCATGCAATGAGTCATGAACAATACTATGCGTATTTTCTGACCATTGGAATTGTGATCAATCACTACCCTTACGTTGATGCAAAGCAGTGGGATAGGGATTGGTTGGCGTATCACCAGATTGAGCATCAAGCCATATACGATGCGTTGGGGGCAACGGGTATGCCTGACTTGGCATCGTCAAACTTGAAGGATGAAGGGGAGTTTGCGACATGGATGGACTTACACAGACAAGTTCACGAGTACATCAACCAAGCCCTGAATCTGTAAGAGAAAAAGTCTATGAGGATGAGAATGGATATGTTTTGGTGGATTATTTGTACAAGGTCAACAAAGTTGCTTTGCATTTAAAATTCACTGAGGGGGCATGGACGCACAGAAAATATCGAAGATACAGGGAAATTTTTGATGGCATTCTTGCGGATTTAGGTGGAAAATGCTATACAGAGGTATATGCCTATCCATTTGAAGAAGACGTAAAAGCGCAGAAATTGATAGCCATGTTTGGGTTTGAGGAATTTGATCGCAAACGTGGTCATGTATTGATGAAACGAAAGGTTTGATATGCCAGAAGAAGCCGCACTGCCAGTTGCTGAAGATTTGTTATTTGGTGGGGGAGGCGAAGCAGTTGCCGCTTCCGCTGCACCCGCCCTTGCTGAAACCGCCGCAATAGCCGCCCCTGCTGCAATTGAGGCTTCTACCCTCCCTGCGCTTGGCGAAACAACCGCTGGCTTGACCATAGCAAACGCAGGGCAACCTGCTGAAGCCGCAGCCTCTTTGCCGACAATTGGTGATATTGGCACTATTGGTTCTGTTGAATCAGCAAGCACAATTCCTTTCAGCCAAGTAAATGCCGCAGCAGCACCAACTTCAACAATTCCTGTAGAAAATGTGCCTGATACAGCTGCCGCTGCACCTACCTCAATTGCGCCAGCAACCGCAGAAGCGCCCGTTGATTTGTCAACAGAAGAACAGGCAAAAACAGGCACTCTTACAGCAGGGCCGGGCGGTGAGGCAGACCCATATTACAAAACTGCCCCAGATACAAGCATTTTTAAGCCCTATACAGGGCCAACAGGTGCTGACATATCAGGCGCATTGAAATCCTTGGGCGTGACACCTTTCCAAGCAGGTGCTTTAGGATTGAACGCATACAGTCAGTACAAATCTGCTGAAGCACAAAAAACTCTGCAACAACAACTTGACAAACAAGCTCAGTTGACCAGACCCGCCGCTGAGAAGCTCATGTCTCAGTATCAATCTGGAACGATTGGTGCAGCGCAAGAAAAGCAGATTACTGATTACACCAATCAACAAAAAGCGGCAATCAAGCAACGGTATGCCAAGATGGGACGCGACCCCAACTATGACTCTGCCGCCCAACAAGAGATGGCAAACGTTGATGTCCAAGCGGCATCTATGCGTGACACTGCCCTGCAAAACGTCTTGTCAAGCGGTTTGAAAGCCGCTGGTGTTACTGGCGGCCCTGCTCAACAAGCAATCATGGCGGGATACCAACAAGACCAAGCCGCGCAGAAAGCTCAAGCCGACTTTCTCAAAGCACTTGCTGATATGCAAGCAAGATCGGGTACTGGCACACAAACAACACCTTCAGCACCCGCACAAGTCTAATCATGGCAAAAGACGCTATTTCCATACTCAGTGCGGATTTGGGCACACAAGAGGCTTTGTTGCAAAAGCAAAGAAAAGAACTTGCGCCTAAATTGTCTGCTGCACAAGAGGAACTAACCAAGTCTGGTTCAGAGAAAGAAACAATTCTAAAAAAGGCGGCAGAAGCCAAAGAACCTAAATACAAGGCGTATGAGGCGGCAGAAAAGTCTTATGCCGAAGTCAAGCCTCCTGAATTGCAAGAACCGCCTAAAAGCAACATTCAACAAGAACCAACAGCACAAGCAAAAGAAACCTTTTCATCGTTGATGGCGGTGTCTATGCTATTTGGTGCGTTGACTCGCCAACCCATGCTTGCCGCCTTGAAAAACATGACAGGCGTTATGCAAGGCATGAAAGAGGGTAATGATCAACGTATTGAGTTTGAAACCAAAGAGTTTGAACGCAATTACAAACAAGCCATAGAGACAAATAAAATCAATTTGGACAACTACAAAAACATCCTTGAAAAGAAAAAGGGTGATATTTCTGCTGCCAAGACTGAGTTGGAAATAGAGGCTATGCGTCAGGGTGATCAGGTTTTGCTTGCATCTTTGAAGCACGATAACCTCAAAGAAACATTTGGCATATTGCAAGCGCAAGAAAAAGCTATTCAAGTTGCTGACGAAAAAGTCCAAGGTCAACGTATCAGACTTGAGGAATTTAGACAAAGGGAAGCTGATCGTAAACAATTGGCGGCGTTAAAAGCAGGTGCTACCACACCAAAAGACGCTACCCCATCAGCATCTGGTGACACAGACAGTCTTGCCAAGGCGGTTGCCAACTATTCACTTGCACCACCTGCACCAAGGGCTAAGAACCGTGATGCAATCATGGCAAAGGTTTTGCAAATCAATCCAAATTACCAAGAATCTGATTACAAGAACAGAGAAGTTGCTTTGCGTAATTGGACAAACCCTAACGGTTCTGGATTCAAGCAGTTGTCAGCATTTGGTCAGTTACCGTTGCACTTGCAAACATTGCAAGAGTTGGGTGACGCAATGCAAAACAATGATATTAAATTATTGAACAAAGTTGTAAATACTGTTCAAACCCAATTAGGACATCCAGAGGCAACAAATTACGAAACCGTCAAAACCGCTGTTGGTACTGAATTTACCAAAGCTATTGCAGGAACTGCGGCAACTGGTAAAGAACGTGAAGAAGCGCAAAACTTGTTCAGCGCAGCCAAAGGCCCTGACCAACTTAAAGGTGCAATTGAGCAAGCCAAAACTCTGGTAGGCGGTCGTTTGAGTGTGTTGAAACAGCAGTACGAAGCTGGTACAGGACGCAAAGATTTTGAAAAATTGTTGCCAGAAGGTGCTCAGGAAACATTCAAGAAGTATGTTCCTACATCACAGAAAAAACAACCTTCTGAATCTGACAGAAAATTTGCCAGAGAAAATCCACAATACAAGCAAAAGTTTATTGATACATTTGGGGTTGAACCGTGACAGATACCGTACCTGATTGGGCAAAAACAGAATCATCTGCTGTACCTGATTGGGCAAAAGATGCAACGCCTGTTGCGCCGCCAAAAAAACCTGAGTTAACGTCAAGCGGGGCTGACCTAAGCCAAATTCCTACAGATGGATACAAAGCACCGCCTGTAACAAAGTTAGCTGGTGAACCAAGTTATTTGGAAAAAGCGGCAATGGCGGCAACTGCTGTACCTGCTGCTGGATTAGCATCTCAAGCCCTAAAGTACGGCACTCAAGCAACCAGACTTGCACCGTATGCAACACGCCTTGCTGAATTGTTAACCCCCACTACAGGCACTCAATTGGCCTTGCAAACGGGTGGTGCGGCGGCAAGTGCCATTCCTGCTGAATTTGCACGGTCAGAAGTAGAAAAACGCGGCGGTTCACCGATTGCACAATTGTTGACAGAATTGGGTGTTGGGTTTGGAACGGCGTTGACAGGTGCTGGTGTTGTTGCTGGTGGCAAAAAAATCTATGACATTACAGCGGGTGCATTGAGTTCTGAAGCCAAAAAACTGTCTGAAGTCTTGGCAAGCTACGGCGAAACCAACATCAAACAAATGCTTGAAAAGACGGGCTTGTCAAAGTCTGAGGCTGAGAAACGATTGACTGATGCCAAAAAGCAATTGTCTGATGCACAAAAGGCTGAACGTCAATTGTCTCAGCGTGAGGTTGTTGCCGGGGAACGTGCAGAAGCACAGCAATTCTTATTGCCTGAACAACAAATCAAACAACAGGTTGCCAACCGTGCATTGATGGAAAGCAGTGCGGCCAGAAGAAATGCCGAAGCTGCTGGATTGGATGTCAAAGCCGCCCAAGAACTTGCAACCGAAGCATCTCAGCGTGTACAAGCCGCCGCTGCCGCTGTTGACCAACTTGAACAGCAATTGATTGCACAACCCCAAATCAGCAAAGAAAAGTTTGGTGGCATGATGCAACAGTTGGTTGACAAATTCACCAAAACTTATACGCAAGCCAGATCAGACAAAAGCGGTTTCTCTGCCGCTATGCAGTCCTCAGACTTAGTGCCAACAAGCAACATTTTGCAAATTGTCAAAAATGAAATGAAGGATATTCGCAATCCTCCACTTCAAAAAGAATTGCTTGAAATCAACAAATTGGCAATGACAAATAAAGATGAAGCGTTGTCTTTGCGGTCTGCTCAATCACTCAAGACATACTTGGATTCCAAGATTGCTGCAAGAGAAGGAAGTGATCTTGCGGTAGATGCAAACACAAAACGTGTGTTGCAAACCATAAAAAAGCAATTGGTTAAGAATATGACGGATGCGTCAGAAGCATACAAAACGGCCTTGGGCAAATGGAATACTTTGTCTAGACCGTTGGATATTGTTGAACGCAACGGTGCTTTGACTAAAGTTGCTGACCGCGACCCTTTGTCTACTGAATACAAGATGGGTGAAGCCGAGGTTGTGGGACATATCATTAGCAAGGCAAAAGCAGGTCATCCTGTCTTTACTCGCTTGCTGTCCGAAGACCCAAGCCTGAAAGAACCTGCCAGACTGTATTTCACCAAAGAATTGTTTGGTCAAGAAACTGCACCAACCTTGGCATCTTTTAACACGTTCTTGAAAAACAACGAATCATCTTTGCGTCAACTGGGTTTGTACGATGAGTTCAAGACCATGCGTAATGCAAAGAATGCTGCTGATCGTGCGGTATATGAAGCAAAAACTTTAGAGTCTTACGCCAAAAAGGATGTCACAGAGGCATCAAAAGCAGAGACAGAGGCCAAGAAAGAAGCAAGTCGTTTGGCAGGGCGTTCTGAGGAAGCGGCTAAACGGGCGGCACAAACGGCTGGTGAAATACCTTCTGTTGAACAGTTGCTAAAAGAATCCAAGGCCAGAGCAAAGCCCGGCGAGGTTGCTGTTGGTCAAAGAATTGAAGCGGCAAAAAGCCAAATTTCTGGTGAAATGAAAACCATTGAGAACCAAGACGCAATAGCAACAGAATTTAGAGATTTACAAAAAGAAATTGGCCTTGCCAAGCCTAAAGAAATACCAAAGATTGTGGAAAACATGGCAAATAGGTTGCGTGATCTTGGTCACATAACTCAAAAAGAACGTGATTTCATTATTACTGAAACCAAACGCAACGCTGATCAATTCATGGAAAAGCGCAGAGCATTGATAATGATGGCAAAAATCGGCGGTGCTATAGGCGTTCCTGCTCTTGCCGCAGGTATCTACGGTTACGGTTACGGCGGTCAAGGTACAAAATAATGGTTACTCGTAAAAAACAAGGGGTAGACCCAGAACTTGAGAAGTCGATAGCAAAACTTCTCAAACAGGTCACTACTGACAAGGAAACGTCATTGACGGATAAACTCAGGGTGATCGACAGAGCACTCAAGTTAGAGCAGGTCAAGCAGAAGTTTGACGATAGCTCGTTTGGCTTGGGTTTTGAGGATGATGACACAGGGGAAGAATAATGGACGCAGAGGTTCTTGCCGCGCTGGTGCGGTATGTCAAGACGGGTTTGATTGTGATCCAGACTAGGATCATGGTTTTGATTGGGTTGTTAATGTGTGCAGGTGGGACAGCATGGACGCTGTACGAACCGACATGGGAGAGGGTAGCGGCTTCGGCTTTATTCCCTATTCTGGTGTTCTGGCCTATTATCAGATTGGAGAAAAAAGATGGACAAGTGGCTACAAAAACAGATTAACAGTGCAGAGGCTAACGTCAAGATGCACAAAGAGGTAACCAAGCTCGTTGAACATGAGAATGGTTACCGTATTGAGACACATAAGAAACCTTATGCTGACACAAGGTTTACGCTGCACTTCAAGGATGAGAAAAGCAAGATTCTCAAGCCTGAATAACTCGGTGTAGCTTGTGTAGATTGTGCCTACGTCTTAATTGGCGTAGGCTCATGCTTCACCTCTATCTGTAACAGCCAATTTGCAAGCATAGCAAGCATCTACCCATCCATCATCGTAATCCTCATAGTCTTTATGAGGTTCAGTGTTATCGCTCAATTCTTCAAACAATTTTTCAATTGCTTCACGTTCTTTAGCGGCTACCAGTTTGGCAAAGCGTTCAAACACAGGCAACAAATCTCTTTCAACCCATGTCATGTGGTCAAACATAGCGCCTGCCTGTCTAGCCATCTCAATGATTTCATCTTGTGTCATCTTTGTTCTCGTCATAAATTAAATGCAGAAAGTACAGAACAATGGCGGCAAAGACAATCAGACCGCCCATGCTCAACAAACCAACCCATAAAATTACGTTATCCATTTGAATTTCTCCATTAGGCTAATCAGCACGTCAATGACAGTGCCGATTGCCATGATCCACAAAGCTACGTCAGAATGGCGCATCATCGTCATAAGCCTTACGCGCTGGCGTGTCCTTACCTCTGTAGGCAGATTTAGCGGTTTTAGGCTTGAATTTAAAGCTCATGAACGTGCCTTTTTCGCCTTGCTTGATATAGCCATCCATGAAGTATTCTTGACCGTCTATGGTGGCGTTGCCTTTGTAATCAGCGGGGGTAATATCTTTGCCGGGGAAACGTTCCTGTAACTCCTCCAGATCGCGCTGTTTGTTGGTGTTCTTGAACAGAATGCCAGAGTTTTCGTATTTAATCATTTGAGACTTTCTCCATGTTTTTTGATTGCTGAACGTACCTTGCTGCCAAGCAGTGACCAGAGGGCAATCTTTTCCTCCTCGTCAGTAATCTTGATGTACTCGTAATACACGTCCTCTATTGTCCCATTGCTGAACAAATCTTCCATGCCAAGGGCTAGATCGGCGAGTTGTTGCTTACGGGCATCGCTGACCAACCCTGTCTCAGCAGGACGGTGTTTGGTGCTGTCTTTGCCTGTTGTTGCGTCTAGTGCGTCATGCTCAAGTACCTCCATCGCGGCGGTATATAAGTACCTCCGTTGATAGGTCTCAACAGCACCGATATTCTGAACTTCGTGGCAACCTTTGAGGGCTGCTGAACCAAACGGGCTGGTAATGACGATCTCGCCGCCACCCTCCATGTCAATAATGGACAGCATGGCCTCCTCTTTAGTGAATGACACAATGCTCATCAAGCCCAGTTGGTCAAAGATTTCCAAGGTTGGATGTAGGAAGTCACCAAGCTCAAAGTAGTTGTAGCCAGCAAACTTGTTGTGGCCTGACTTCTTGAGTTCTGTGCTTCTCAGCATGGTTCTGGCTTGGGATAGCTTTTTGTACACGCCCATATTGGCTTTGCTTACTTCATTCATGTTCGACCTCAATATTTAAAACGGGTTGGAGTTGGTGATCCAGATGTATGTCAACAATGATGGCCTTGTCCCGTAAAGCGCGGTATTTGGCATATCGAGTGTTGTACAGGCTCATGTCGTTAAGACATAGGTGGTGCATCAGTTCTGCTTGGTCTTCAAGCAATCCTTTGATGACTTGGTGGGCATCAATCAGGGTTTTGAGTTTCACAGGTTACCCTCCCATTCGTCCAGTTGTTCCTCAATCAAGGCTTCTTGCTGGTCTTCGTACAGGTCTTCAAAGGGTACAAAGTGATTTTCTGAGCAGCAACTGATCTTCTCGTCCTTAATGTCTGAGCAATAACAACAATAAAGCTCACCAGATGATCTCAGGCTTTGCTCAATCTCTTTTCTCAACTCATCTCTAGTCATCGAAATACTCCTTGTTTCCATGCTTTGCGGATTGCGTGGTGCAGTGGTAGACCACTTTTCATGTAAAACCGTATCAAGCGAATGAAAGTCATGCTTGCCTCGCTTTCAGCATTGCGTCTGCCATTTCGTATGATTGAATTGCAATGTCACGCTTTGACCAATCATTTAATGAGTAACTCGGATTAGCGACCATTCCTTGCATAGCCTTTGCCGCAAAGTAATCACGCAAAGTCATGCCCGGCACATATTTAACGGTTTCCCCGTTATCCATACAACCTGGAAATGCAAATGGGTTTTTACCCGGGCTAAAAATAATTTCAGGCATGGTTCAATCTCCTTAAGACACTACTTACTAAAAGGTCTTTGTCTTTTTCTGACAACAGGTTAAGAACATTTTTACCGTTGGCGTATACGGCTGTGACCGTAGCAAAAGCCGCAAAAGGAGGGTCTACAGGCGTTTCTTTTTCTGGTGGGACGTAGGTATAAGCAACGTCTAAAAGAACGCCGTGTAGGTCGATTGCAATGGTATGGGTGGGGGGTTGGTATCGGTCAAGCAGGGTGCAAAGCCCTGTGACTTTCTCTCTGAGCAGACGGTTCTCGTATGAGAATCTCTCTGCTTTATCGCTTGGGTGCTTGTTTCTGGCAAGCTCCTCGATTTGTTTAATGATGTTGATTGCAAACATTCGGATATCTCCTTAGGTGAACGGATTGTTAACAGTTGTGCCGAATTTGTCAAGCCCCTATTGCCAAGTGTTGTTTGTGTGTTAACATTCTGGCATGGTTTCACTACAGGGGTGGCCTACAACAAGGAGTATTTACATGGCGACATTTACGACAGTGCAGGGTTTATTGTCTAGTTTCGGTTTGGCAAGGAATGATGATCCAGAGACATCTAAGGCGGCGGCGAAGACGATTCCTGCCAGTTTAGAGGCTCAGGTGCTGGAGGCTTTCAGGGCATTCCCAGACGGTGCTACTGCTGACCAGATAGTTGAGCATTTGGGCTTGCGTTGGAATAGTGTCACGCCTCGATTCAAACGTTTAATGGAACAAGGTTTGATAGAAGACACTGGTCGCAAAGCAAAAGGTGCATCAGGTCGTTCACAAAGAATTTTAAAAGCTGTATGATATGTTGAAACACGGCTAGGGTAGCTCCCGAAAAGACGATTCTTCACCGTCCTGCCGAAGTTTCTCTTGTGAAGATGACCAATGAAGTAAGGTTGTTATGCACTATTACCAATTCCATATTGGCGACTATCGTTCAGCCACTGCACACCTATCCAATGACGAAGATTTGGCATACCGCCGACTTTTGGATATGTATTACGACACTGAAAAACCAATTCCCTTAGATGTAACTTGGGTTGCCAAACGCATTCGCATCAGCAATTCTGTTGTTCAAGACGTATTGAATGATATGTTTGAAAAAAAGGATGATGGTTTTCATCAGATGAGATGCGACAAAGAACTTGTTGTTTATAAAGGCTTTTCTGATGCTGGAAAGCGTGGGGCGGCTAAGAGGTGGTCAAAGGGAGGTGATAGCCCCCCTATAACCCCCCCTATGCTAACCAATAACCAAGAACCAGTAACCAATAACCAAAGTAAATATATATGTCCACCTGACGGTGAACCTGACGAACAAATAAATAAGAAATTTCCTTTGTGTGATCACAAAAAGATACTCAGCTTGTATCACGAATGCCTACCAACTTTGCGTAAGGTAGAGGTTTGGAACGAAACTCGCGCTGGTTATTTGCGTCAGCGTTGGAGGGAAGTTTGCGAGGAATTGTCTAAAGAAAAAGACATAACTGCTGATGACGTTTTTAATTGGTGGAATGAATTTTTTCGCCATGTCTCAAAATCCAAATTTTTGACGGGCAAAGTCAATTCAAGCAATGGAAGGGCTTTTGTTGCCGATCTGGAATGGATTATCAAGCCGAGTAATTTTGCAAAAATCATAGAGGGTAAGTATCATGGGAATCAGTAATTTTCACAGCAACGAACCTGACAAGTTCGATCAAATTCAAGCATTGATGTGTAGTGTTTATCAGTGCCAAAACAGGTGGTGTGTAAAGATGGATGGAGACAAGCCAAAATGCAGCGATCACCAGTGGGTTAAGGCAAAACCTAAGATGCAAACACCCGTACCGCACTGGCAAGATGAGGTGATGGAATGACTAAAGAAGAAGCAAAACGAATCCTTGACCAACACCGTGAAGGAAAAATATTCTTGCCTCGAAAAATAGAACAAGCACTTTTTATGACTGGAGACAAAAATGCCGAGAGAAAAATCAGAGATGACAAAAAACAACAGGCAGATTGGAATACGTTTGATACCAAGGCACAAAGATGAATGGGTAAGGCTTGGAGGTGTGAAATGGCTGCGGGAAGTGTTGCAAAAAAGCATCGACAAGGCAAAAAATGACGTTTGAAGTCTGTTTCTGTGTGGAGGGAACACCAGTGCCAAAGGGTAGGCCAAGGTTTAGGTCAATGGGAAAGTTTGTCCAGACTTACACTGACAACAAAACCCGTGATTTTGAGGCCAAGGTAGCAGACGCGGCAAAGATTGCAATGGGTGCGTCAGACCCGCTAAAAACGCCATTGAAGGTGTTTTTGCAGTTCACGCTACCTATTCCTGCATCGGTAACAAAAAAGCGGCTTAAATCAATTCTGGACGGGTTAGAGGTGCATACAAAAAAGCCCGATCTGGACAACCTCATAAAAGCAACACTGGACGGCATGAGCCAGATAGTGTTTGACAACGACAGCCAAATTGTTAACATATCGGCAACCAAACGGTACGGGACGCAGCCGCAGACTGACATTTTGGTGATGGAGTATTTACCTTAAGGGAGAACCGAATGAACTGGAACGTGCGAGCAAAGGATTGGGACGGGCAATTTGAGGCGTTTGTAGATGACTTTGGTGGGGTCATTTGCGTCTTTGAGTACATGGAGCCTGATGATTGGGAAAGCGGTTTAGGTGATGTTGATATGTTTGTGTTCGACATCACGGGCGAGATTGACTTGACTTATGACATACCAATGAAAGATTACAAGCGGTTGCATAAAGAAGCGCGAAGGCTGTATTTTGAAGTGATTAACGTTCGTGATTATTGAACTGCACAACAGGCAACAGGCGACTCAGGCCATGCGCGAGGTGTGGCCTGATGTTGTTGATCAACTACAAAGCGGCAAGAAGTTGGTGGTCGAAATCAGGGAATGGTCGAAGTCGCGCGAGCAAGAGAAGCACTACCATGCCCTGATAAACCGCATCGCGCGAGAAGCGCAGCACTTAGGTGCTAAATGGTCAACTAAGGACTGGAAGCGGTTTCTGGTCGATCAATTTTCAAGAGACAACCCGCGCGAGACAGAAACTAGCCGTATTGTGCCAAGTCTTGATGGGTCGGGCATTGTCCAACTTGGTGAGCAAACCAGTGAATTCGGCATCGCGCGAGCAAGCGAGTTCATATCGTGGTTAGAAGTGTGGGCAACTGAAAAAGGCATAGAAATTGCATAGCAAGAATAAACCTCCCATCGCGCGAGACGCGAGACACCATATTGAGACAATCAAGGGTTTGCCCTGTGCTGTTTGCGATGCACCACCGATCAGTGAATGTCACGAAATTGAGCAGGGACAGTGGTTTACCTCAATTCCCCTATGTGCTGATTGTCACCGTGGATCATTCAATGGTTTGCATGGGCAGCGCAGAATCTGGCATACCCTCAAAATCAATGAATTATCGGCTTTGAATGAGACAATAAAAACCCTGCTCAGTGGCAGGGTCTAAATTGGACAATTAAACGTTTCGGTGGTGGTGAATAATGCCAATGCAAGTATCGGGATGGTATGGATTTGGTGCGATTGTCACGGTGTGGCAAAACCATGCACCATGCCGATCAGTGTCATAGTAGTTTTGCTCGCGCAGCCAATTATGGACGTCATCTAAATTCAAGTCGTCATCCAGTCGGGTAATTTGCACATACTGATTAACTTCATCGAAATTTTCGATTTTGCCAATTTCTTCAACTTTATATTTTGCTGTTGTTTCAATCATTTTTAACCCCTTAAATTGTGAAAAGTACAAACACAAACACCGTAAACAGTGCGAGTGCAAACGTTATGCAGACCTGAATTGCTTGATCGGTTGTCATACTGTCACCTGTTTTTCTTTATAAAAATAAGTAATACACTCATAAGATAAAAAAGATTCACCTGCAAACTCTTTATCTATTTTCCAACCTTTTTTAAGCATTTTATTAGTATGCTTTTCCATTGCTTTATATGCTGATTCTGCTGTCATTCGTTTAATTGTTTTTTTAATCGTTTTCATAATTAACCCCTTGAAATACAAACCCGCCAAAATCGGCGCATATAGGCACTGTCACTGCCCATAAACTCAGATTTAAGCCGCTTTACAACTATTCCAGTGCTCTACATACCATTCATGTATGGCCTTACCTTCTTTAAGCATCTGACAGGCCGCATGAGAGCTTATGCCCTTATGCTCGGCAAATTTATCTACTGTCAAATAATCATTAAAGTACTCTAAGTACATTGTTTGTAGAAATTTCTGCGTATTAGTCATGCTGTCACCTGCATAGTTGCAAATTCAATGCCGTCAGCGTAAGCGTGAATCAGGTTATACAGGTCACGCATAGGCATATGGCCTTGTCTGAATATGTCAGATACACCGCCAGATTCGCCTACCATGCGGTGCAGCGCATAACCGCCATAAGCACCGCTGATATGAAAGTTGCCGATATTGGCTAACCACTTGTCACCTTCTTTGCGATAGGGTTCAGGATCATAGCCTGTAATGCGATTTAAGCGGTTTGTCGCTGACTCTAAATCTTTACGAGTGATTCTTTGCATAATAAATCCTTGAAATACGTTGATTGATTGAATGTAAACCCGTTTTTTTCGATGCTTACACTATATATCATGAAAGAATCGTGCCAGTTGCTGTAAGTGATTGATTTATATAGTAGGGCAAAAACCCTAATGTGTTTGCATACAGTACAAAAAGCATTAAATCTGCCTTTTTTGCACATTACAGCCCTTTGTAGGCATTGATCGACAAAGTGCAACCCTACTATGTACCTGCCTAAGAGAATGCCATGCAGCCCCTATATAGTGTCCTGAGAGTGCAATCCTCAGCACTGGTCAACCCTAGAATTCGCGCATTTATCTCAGTCCGTCACCTACACCCAATAGGCATATAAGGGGCTTACAGTCCGCATTAGTCAAAATCAACGGGGGAAACGTCACACAGCCCGCGCTTTTAAAAGGACAAAAGGGGCAACACACACCCGCCTGAATACTGCTAACCCGTTGATTCTATTGACGTTTTCCTGATTCGGCTTTGGACGGCTTGAAAGCGGATCGGCAACTGGTCGGCTCGGCGGCTCGGCGGCTCGGCGGTGCGTTGGGTTTCGGGGGCTAGATTCTGGGGGACTCCACGCTTTCTTCCCCCAAAAAAAAATCAGGTGTTTCTATATGAATCAACGACTTACGAGAGTTGACACTGGGAATTGACTACAATATACTGGTCAAAGGATAACATCTAGCGAACATTTGGAAGGCTTACAGGGACATGGAACAGGGTAAAAGACCGCCTTTGTGGGCGATAAAGGCGTTGGGTGCGCCTGATTACAGGTTGTTGTGGTGGATGCTCCAGCACTGTGACCATTCGGCTACTTTGTCTGCGGGGTGGAGGCAGAGGGCTGAGGCTGATTTGGGGTGGACGAGGGTTCATTTGTTTAAGACGGTGAGGAAGTTGGTGAGGCAAGAGATTGTGATTCGGGACAGGTATGACCGGGCGGTGAAGTTGAATATGAAGGCGTTTCAAATTTAGGAGGATAGTATGCACACGTTACAAGTACCGATGGAGAAAGAGGAATACCAGACTTGCGCTATCAGGGCGTTGATGGAGATGTTTGCGTCTGCCAAGCAAGTGGGTAAAGAGGATGTGGCTTTGGTGATGAGTGTGGTGACCTATGACGGTATTCCTATGCTTGAGATTCGACCTGTGGTTGTCCAATGAAATTTCCTGTTAAGAACTTCTATGATTTTTGTAAGTCTCTGCGGGTTGAGACAAAAGAGGACGGTTTGGTTTATCTGGGTGACCAACTGCTTGGTACGCAGACGTATTTGATTGAGGAAATCTCAAAAGGATTGGAAGAAGACGTACACTATTTTGTTATCTTAAAAGGTCGTCAACTTGGAATTACAACAATCTCACTTGCCCTTGATCTCTACTGGCACTACAAATATGGAGGAGTACAGGGAACGTTGGTTACGGATACTGAGGACAACCGAGATATGTTTCGGTCTACCCTCAGTATGTACATGGAGGGTTTACCCCCAGAATTCAAAATCCCCGCCGAAAGCCACAACCGAACCCAACTTGTACTGAAAAACCGTTCCCGCATGGTGTACCAAGTTGCGGGTACACGCAAGAAGGGCGGTCTGGGACGCGGTAAAGCCATCATGTTCATGCACGCTACCGAGACATCCTCTTGGGGCGATGAGGAGGGTATAGCCTCCCTTGAAGCCTCCCTTGCTGAACATAACCCCAAACGTCTGTATCTTTGGGAATCAACCGCCCGAGGATTCAACGTATTTCACGATATGTGGGAAACCGCCAAGTCTGCTCGCACGCAACGAGCTATCTTTATCGGCTGGTGGCGTAACCAGTTCTACTCGGTCAAGAAAGAATCCCCCATATTCAAGACGTACTGGGATGGACGACTGACCACTGAAGAACGGGCTTGGACAAGGGAAGTCAAACAGTTGTATGAATACGACATAACTCCTGAACAGATTGCTTGGTGGCGTTGGAAGATGGCAGAGGTCATCAAAGACGAAACCATGATGTACCAAGAGTTCCCGCCGACCGAGCAGTACGCCTTTGTGATGTCAGGTTCTCAGTTCTTCAGTTCTCAGAATATTACTGATCGCTACAAACTTGCCAGACAGACAACGCCTGATTACTACCGATTCTTGTTGGGTGAGCATTTCAAGGATACTGAGTTGGTGGCAAGCAAGTCGTCAGTTGCAACCCTTAAGATTTGGGAAACTCCCAAACAAGGTGCTCATTATGTGGTTGGAGCAGACCCTGCCTACGGTTCTTCTGAGTGGGCTGATCGCTTTGCTATTGTTGTCCTTCGTTGTTATGCCGACAAAATCGAGCAAGTCGCCGAATTCTGTACGACAGAATGTAATACTTATCAGTATGCTTGGGTGCTCTGTTACCTTGCTGGTGCTTATGGCCCTAACGTGATGGTCAACCTTGAGATCAACGGGCCGGGTCAAGCCGTGTGGTCTGAGATGCTTAACCTCAAACGCACCGCCGCAATGGAAGCCAACATCTCCAAAAACACTGGCTTGTTCAATGTACTGTCCAACATCCAGAACTATCTGTACAAACGTACCGACACCATCAGCGCAGCACCCGGCGCATACCACTGGAAAACAACCTTTGACACCAAAGAACGTATGTTCAACGGCATGAAAGACTGTTTTGAACGTGGCATTCTGACAATCAGATCAACTGAATGCTTGGATGAGATGAAGAACGTAGTCAGGGAGAACGGTAGCTTGGGAGTGCCGGGGCGCGGCAAAGATGACCGTGCGGTGGCTATGTGCTTGGCTACTATTTGCTGGATTGACTTCATCCGCTTGCGCCTTGTACAGCAAGGTGTGGTAAGAAAACCAGACGGTAATGACAATGTGCCTGACGTTTTAGGCAAATCAGTCAACAATTATTTGCAAGCAATAGGTGTCAAATGATGTCGCAAACCAAAATCAGGGAATGGTTAAGCCTGAAAATCATCCCAATCAAGGGAACATTGGCTGACAGACAGTCGGTAAAGTCCCCAACACGGCTTACAAGCAAGACAATTGCCCGACATTTGGACACTGATCACGGCAATTTATGGAACATGATCAGGGGAAACAGGAAGTTTCCCAAAGAATTACACAGGGAACTGAGCAACTTCATCCATGAATGGGAAGCTGGCGAGTGGAGAATTGAGATCAAAGGACTGAAAAAAGGTCTTGTGAGGAACGAAATTCCCAAGAAACCAGTGTCTTTTAAGGTGAATTTGGGTACTTTGACCCTGAGTAAACCCGATTTTTACCCTAAACGGGACGTTATGCCCGCAAAACTCTGGAGAGAATGATGACAATCAAGAAAGAATGGCTCTGTATGGCTCATGGCAAGTTTGAAAGTGCCAAAGCAGTGTGTCCAAAGGGCTGTACGACCGTAGAAAGACGGTTTTTTACCCCTACAAGCATCAAAACGTCCGGTAGAACCAACAATATTGATAAAACACTACAAATGCTGGCTGACGACTACAAACTGACCGACATCAACAACCAAAACGGTACTGCTGCTGTAAAACGCCCAGAACCAAGGGCTGTCAACCAGATGGAGCAAATGAATCAAGCCATTCAGCAAAGATTTGGCGTAAATGCAGGTGGTGGATGGGGTGCAATGCCAAATCAAGGCGGTGCAAGTGCTGCGGCGCAGAATTTAGGTGCATCTGGTGCTGTAGACTTGAACTCTGTCAAACAGGTTTTGCCTGATTGGAAGAAAAATGTTATTGTTCATGCGGCAGACCACAGCAAAATACCAACATGATTATTCCAAGCAACCCTGACCAACGTGAACAACTGTACCAAGAGGTATCCGAGAAATGTCTTATTTCTCGCAACGACCGAATTGCTCAGTACAGCACTCTGCGTTCATATTTTTTGTTTGGTGCTGGCCCTGAAGCCAGACTCGCCAACTACAACAAAATATTTCCACACATCGACACCCTCTCCTCCTTTCTCTTTGCCGCCGATACCACCAGATTTAGTATCGTTCTGGGAGCAGGTGTTAAAGCCGAAGCCGAGCACAAGAAAACTGGCCCACTGATTCGCAGACTCAACGACAAATGGTCTGACTCAAACGCCGACATCGTGATGGGTCAGGCAGTCAACTGGGCATTGGTCTACAACTCCATGTTCATCAAGCTGATTCAGCGTGGACGTGACACAACACCGTACTTGGTTGACCCGTCATCCTTTGGCGTGTTGAGAGAAGACCAAACTCAACTGGACAAGCAAGAAGCGTTTGTACACACTTACTTCACTACTAGATCACAACTGGAAAGGGATTTGCATTCGCACCCTAACTTGAAATCCATCATGTCTAGGGTAAACGCTACCCAACAAGAGACGACACAAATGATGGCGGGTGTACAGCGAATCATTACGTCTCAGTTCTCAGGTGCAGGACTCAACCAAAATATGATTGGTAACGCCACAGCACCCTTGCAAAACACATTGATGTACAAGCCGAAGGTTGGCGAGGAAGTCATTGAAATGCAAGAGCTTTATGTTTGGAACGATGAGGAAAACGATTACCAGATTGTTACTATGGCATCTGGCGGCGTTTGCATATACGACAGAGCAAACTTCTTCTATCACGGCGAACACCCGTTCATTCAGATTTGCCCGAATCCTGCGCCTGATTATTTCTGGGGATACTCAGAGGTAGAGAGGCTGATGCGGTTGCAAGATATGCGGGAACACCGCATGAACCAAGTTTCAAACTTGTTGGACAGAGCAGCCGACCCACCCACCGCTTTGACAGGCTGGATGGGTTTGGTTGATGAAAAGAATTTTGCTTTGTCCAAGGTTGGCGGCGTGTTGTCCTCAAGTGAAATGGGAGCAAAAGTTGAGCAATTCAGACCCGTTGTCCCACCAGACACCTTTACCGAAATCAGAGAAATTGACCATATGTTCTCTGAGATGTCAGGAATCTCAAACGTGTTGTCAGGACGTGGAGAAACTGGTGTGCGGTCAAAAGGCCATGCCTCCGAGCTTGCACGACTCGGGTCGTCTCGCCCGAAGAAAAGAGCATTGGTCATTGAGGATTCTTTGGAAAACCTTGCCACTAAGTATTTGAAACTTGACCAGCAACACAACCCTGACCCGCTGAGAACTCCTGATGGACAGGAATTTATTTCCGAGCAGTTCACCAAAGACTTCATGGTCAAAGTGGATGCTCACTCCTCAAGCCCTGTGTTCATGGAAGATTTGAAACATGACGCAACCGAATTGCTGAAAGCCAAAGCAATTACTCGGTCAATGTACGTCAAATTGATTCATCCCCCGATGGAACAAGAAATCTTGCAAGAACTCAAAGAGATTGAGAAAAAAGAGGCAGAGATGGCTAAGTTGCAAGCCGCCCAAGCCCAACAAAAGGGTGCTTGACAAGGTTTGTAGATTTGATATATTGGAGTTGCTGGGGAGCGGTGAAACAGTTCAGCCGACCAATTGAACTGGTGCATTTATGGACAAGGAAAACCTGCCATGCGTAAAGCTAAACGCGGTCGTAAAAGCAAGCGTTAATCCGCTTGTGACCATTCACAATTCACCCTTCCTTTCAAATTAATTTGGAGAACCATCATGGCTCGCAAAATGAAACGTTCAAAGCGCAAGTAATGAGTAGGGGCTGAGTAAGCAGCCCTTTTGATTGTTTATAGGGGACAATCAAAAGGGACACACAATTATGTTTGAATCATACGGCAGTGCAAGTGTAAATACGGAAGGCAGAAAGCCAACGTATAGTATTATTTTGACAGCATTTACTCCTGCGGCTACCGCAACGGATTACTTTACTTTGTTAAATCCTGCCGCAAGCAACAAAATCTGTAGAGTAGAGACTGTGCGTGTTTGGGCAACAGCAACTGCCGCAACATCTGTAGATTTTTATTATTACAAAAGAATTACTGCAAATTCAGGCGGCACAACTACGGCTTTGACAAATAATATTTGTTATCACGATTCAAATAATCCAGCACCATCTGGTGTGCCTGTTTCGTATTCAGCAAACCCATCATCAACTGGTACAGGAACGGTCATTCGTGCCAACCATGCGTATGTTGGATCAACTGCCGCGCAATTATCTGTTACTGATTATTTTTATGGGGTTAGAAATGGTCAAGCATTGGTGTTGCGTCCCGGCGAATTGTTTGCGGCAAACTTCAATGGCGCGGCAGTACCAAGTGGCTTGAGTATCTTTTTAGAAGTCGAATGGACTGAAGAAGTATTGAGTTACACTTGACTTAACAACGATTGTGATGTATTTTTCGCTTAATTAAGGAAAACAAATGGCTGCAACACCTGCTTCTCCACCGAAAATTGGTTCGTTGACCTTCCCTACGATGGCGGCGAATACAGATACTGGTATCACTGCCTATGCTGGTGGTGGTCAAACTAACGCAACTCTTTTGACCGCGCAATTCAACAAAGTAACAGTAGTTGTAACTGCGGCAGATTCTGTAAAGTTGCCCCAGATTAGCGCAGTGCCAAATACATTGGGTGCAGTTGGTTCATCTGTAATTGTTAGAAACGCCGACAGTGCAGACTCATTACAAGTTTTTGGTTCTGGTACAGACACCATCAACGATGTGGCTACTGGTACAGGTGTTGCTGTTGCCGCAGGTAAAACAGCAATCTTTATCTGTCATAGCTGGAACGGCACTGTTGGCAATTGGTACATGGTGTTGTCAGCATGAACCCCGATTTAATGAAACTTGTTGCTGGTGGTGCAGGACAAGGGTCATCTGCCCCGAATCCTATGGAAGCCGCTGCATCAAGCAACACGCCACCTGTCACCGCACCGATGGCTACTCCCCAACCCCAAGAAGGCACACAACAAGCCGCTATGGTGAACATCACTATGGCGATGGATTTGTTGGAAGCCTCGCTTGCGTCTTTTGGTTCGGAGAGTGAAGAAGGCCAAGCATTGCTGAGTTCATTGTCAAATCTTTCTCGTAAATTTGGCGCAAGCAAGAAGAAAGCAGAAGGCTTAATTCCTGCTGAAATCATGCAGATGATGCAAACATTACCGCAAGCTGGTGGTGGTTCACCGCAAGCCAAAGCAATGAACGCACCTCCTCCAATGCCAATGCCTCCCGGCGGCGGTATGCCTCCTCCACCAATGTAAGGAAACATCATGACTTCAAAGTATCTCGAACCGTCCGCAAAAGGTATGCGTAATCCCTTGGACAACCGTCAAGACAATGGCCCTGTGGTCAATCCTCCCCGCATGAACCAGTTTGGCGGTTTGGACAAGATCAAAGAACCATACGGTGCTTTTAAAAACAAGATGAGCATCGTCAAGCCCGGCAAAGGCCGTTAATTCACAGACATAAGCAGGGGAAACTATGTCACTCGAAAATTATTCAGTTGATCAAATTCAAGAGCTTGCAGCTTTGGCAGACTCATTGACCAAAAACCCAAAGACTCGGGAATCATTCTTGCGTCTTGCCAAAACCGCATCTCCTGACACACCAATTCCAGAAATTGACCTTAAAGACCAAGTGCGTGCAATGGCACAACCTTTGGTTGACAAGGTTGCATCCTTAGAACGTGAGTTGTTGACTCGAAAAGTTGAGGACAACATCATCAATCATCGTAGCGGTTTGTACGAAAAGGGATTTAAAAAGGATGAGGTTACACAGATTGAAAAACTGATGATTGATAAACAAATTCCCTCGCATGAAACAGCGGCTGAGTTTTACAGAATGCAAAAGCAAACCGCTACGCCTACACCGAGCACCATGACTCCAATTACTTTGCCTACAAACGTGATGGAATCAATGAAGAACGGTGGACAAACTGGTATGAACCAGTGGGCAAGAGGAGAGGCATACTCAATTATCAGCGACCTAAAAGCAGGACGGACGTTGGTATGATTTTTTGGAAACCCACTCTTGTAGGCGTTGAGGTGGGTTCTTGCGAACAGGGGCGCAAGGAAAGTAGCTTCAACGCCGAATTCAAAGGAGAATAATCATGGCAGTTTTGGGTGCAGGTATCATCCCCTCAGGCAGTATTGCGAATGAGTTAACGTACGTTACTCGCCGCGCATTCGTGCCTAAACTTGTTGTTCAACTCTATAACAGCACACCACTGTTGGCAGCGTTGATTGGCAATTCACAAACAGCAGTTGGCGGTGTCTCGTCAGTCTCTGTACCAGTACAAGGAACATCCTTTGTAAATGGTCAGTGGTCTGATTACTCAGGCGCATTCAACCAACCCGCAGTTCAGCAAGGTGCTTACCTTTCTGAATTCAA